GAGGCGCAAGTCGCGCAGATCGCCGAGTCGATGCGCGAGTGGGGCTTCACCGTGCCGCTCCTGGTCGACGAGGCCGACTCGGTGATCGCCGGGCATGGCCGGCTGCTCGCCGCGCAGCTGCTCGGGCTGTCTGAAGTGCCTGTCATTGTCGCGCGCGGGTGGACCGATGCTCAGAAGGCGGCCTATCGGCTCGCCGACAACCAGCTCGCGCTCAATGCCGGCTGGGATCTCGATCTCCTGTCGGGTGAATTGCGCGGCCTCAAAGAGTGGGGCTTCGACATGAAGCTCATGGGCTTTGATAACCTGGACGCCCTCCTGGCGCGTGGGGCCGGCCTGACCGACCCCGATGCCGCGCCGCCGGCGCCCAAGGTGCCGGTCACCGCGCCGGGTGATGCTTGGCTGCTCGGTCGGCACCGCTTGGTGTGCGGCGACTCCACATCGGCTGGCGTGGTGACCGCGGCACTCGCCGGCGTCACGCCGCAGCTCATGGTTACCGATCCGCCCTACGGCGTGAATTACGACCCGAGCTGGCGCCGCGATGCGGGCTTAGCCACCGGGGTGGCGCTCGGCGCCATGCTCAACGACGACGTGGCCGATTGGCGCGAGGCCTGGGCGTTGTTTCCTGGCAGCGTTGTCTACGTTTGGCACGGCGGTTTGCATGCCGGCATCGTCGAGCGCTCGCTGCAGGAATGCGGCTTTCAATTGCGCGCGCAGATCGTTTGGGTGAAACACCGGGCCGCGATCTCGCGCGGCGACTATCACTGGCAGCACGAGCCGGTGTGGTACGGCGTCAAGGGTGACGAGGATAACTGGCGCTTTGTGCCCGAGCACGAGGTAGCAGCCTATGCCGTCGGCAAGGGCGAGGCCGGACATTTCCGCGGTGGCCGCAAGCAGTCCACCGTTTGGTTTATCGAGCACCTGAAATCCACCACGGGGCACGGCGCGCAGAAGCCGGTGGAGTGCATGAAGCGCCCGATCGAAAACAACTCGAGCCCTGGGCAGGCGGTCTATGACCCGTTTGTCGGTTCCGGCACCACGGTGATCGCTGCCGAGATGACGGGCCGGGTTTGCCATGCGATCGAGATCGACCCGGCCTATTGCGATGTCGTCGTTCAGCGCTGGCAGGATTTTACCGGTGGACGCGCCACGTTGGAGCGCGATGGCCGTGCCTTTGAGCCGGTTGGCGACAAGGTCGCGGTGGCATGAAGCGCCGAGGGCATGGGGTTGATACGACTGCCGCGGTTGTCATCCAGGGCGCCTTCGGGCAGCGCGTCGAGCCTCCCGCCGAGCTGTTACCGCGCCAGCAGGAAATCTGGCGGGCCATCGTGTCGTCGGAGCCGATCGACTTTTTCGGCACCGCGGCCTTGCGCAATCTCTTGATGGATTTGTGCCGGCACCGCGAGGCCGCCGAGAAGATTTCGGCGGTGATCGACTCGTTCGACGCCGCTTGGCTGCGCACCGAGGACGGATCCAAGCGCTACTACGATTTACTGCGCATGCGCGAGCTCGAGGTGCGCTCGGCCTCATCGCTCGCCACGCGACTGCGGCTCACCAATCAGTCGCGCTATACGCCGCAGGCGGCGTCATCCAATTCGCGCAATGCCTCCAAGGGATTTAAACCGTGGGAAAAACCCGGCAACGCCGGTTGAGCCGCGCCGACGAGGCCATTGTCTGGATCGAGGGCTACTGCCGGATCCCCGAGGGGCCCAATGTCGGCGGCCTGGTCAAATTGCGGGAATGGCAAAAGAAAGAAATCCGCAAGATTTACAACAACAAGGCCGGCACGCGCAGGGCGATCATTTCGTTCGGACGCAAAAACGCCAAGACCACGCTCGCTGCCTTCCTGCTCCTGCTCCACCTTTGCGGCCCCGAGCACAAACCCAACGGGCAGCTGTTCTCATCGGCACAGTCGCGCGAGCAGGCGGCGGTGATCTTTGCGCTCGCCGCCAAAATCGTCCGCCTGTCGCCGGATCTCAATGCCGTGGTGGTGGTGCGCGATACGGCCAAGCAGCTTGAGTGCCCCGAGCTCGGCACGCTCTACCGGGCGCTGTCGGCGGAGGCCTCGACTGCCTTCGGCCTGTCGCCGGCCTTCATGGTGCACGACGAGCTGGGCCAGGTGCGCGGGCCGCGCTCGCCGCTGTACGAGGCGCTCGAGACCGCGACCGGTGCGCAGGAGGCGCCGCTGTCGGTGATCATCTCAACGCAGGCGCCCGAGGACGCCGACCTGCTCTCGATCCTGATCGACGACGCGATGGCCGGCCACGACAAGCGCGTGGTCTGCTCGCTCTATACCGCGCCGAAATCCGACAACCCGTTTTTGGCGCGCACCATCAAAAAGGCCAACCCGGCCTACGGCGACTTCCTCAATGCGAAGGAAGTCCTGGCGATGGCGAACGATGCCAAGCGCATGCCGGCGCGCGAGGCGGAATTCCGTAACTTGGTTTTAAACCAGCGGGTCGTTTCTAAGGCACCGTTTGTTTCGCTCGAGCGCTGGAAGGCCTGCGCTACGCCGGTGGCCGACTTGCGCGGCATGCCGGTCTACGCCGGGCTTGACCTGTCGTCGGTGGCGGATCTTACCGCGCTGGTGCTGATCGGCCTGGTCGGGAAAGTATGGCATGTGCAGCCGACGTTTTGGCTGCCTGCCGAGGGCCTGGTCGAAAAGTCCGAGCACGACCGCGTGCCGTATGACCTGTGGCGCCAGAAGGGGTTTTTGCAAACCACGCCGGGCGCCACCGTCAGTTACGAATACGTCGCCGAATATTTGCGCGGCGTGTTCGACCAGCACCGCGTGCAGAAGCTCGCTTTCGATCGCTGGAACATGGCGCATCTTAAACCTTGGCTGATCCGCGCCGGCTTTACCGAGCAAGTGATCACCGACAAGTTTGTCGAATTCGGGCAGGGCACGCAGTCCATGTCGCCGGCGTTGCGCGATCTCGAGGGCGCGATCCGCGAGAAAGAAATCGCGCACGGCGGCCATCCCGTTTTGGAAATGTGTGCCGGCTGCGCCGTCGTCGAAGCCAAAGACGACGCCAACCGCAAGTTATCAAAGAACAAATCCACCGGGCGGATCGACGGCCTGGTGGCGCTGACGATGGCGATGGGTGTGGCACCACTGAAGCCTGCGGTGATCGACGTCGAGGCGATGATTGCTTAACCCCAAAGGAACGACACCCATGAAGAAATGTTTGCTATCGCTGCTCGCGCTCGGCGCGCTGGTCGGGCCGGCTTGCGCCGGCCAATTCGACTACGGCTCGTTCGGCCAGGACAACGGTCAGAATATCACCATCACGTCGCCGACCAGCATCGGCGTTTCCGCCGGCATGATCGTGCTCAACGGGGCCGGGCCGAACGCAGGGCAGACGCTTGATGCCTGGTGCGTGGATCTGTTCGACCACCTGCAGGCCTCGAGCATTTACAACATCGTGCCGCTGACCACCGCCGGCGTCGGCTTTCCCAATCCGATCCTGACCAACCAGCAGATCTCGGAGCTGGGCTCTTTGATGATCCACGGCACCACGAGTGTACTCGACAATGCGTTCGGCATTGATGGCTCGGCGGCGTTCCAGCTCGCAATCTGGAATGTGGAATATCAGGGCGCGCTGCTCGACAATGCGTCGGGCGCGCTCGCCACCCTGGTGGCGGCGCTGGTCGCCAACGTGCAGCCGGGCGGGATTTGGGATTGCCCCGGCTGCTCGGTCGACCTTCTGGACGCGCCGGCGCAGAACCAGGTGCTGGCATTCGGCATCGACACGACGCCGCTGCCGGGCGCGGCCTGGTTGTTCATGGGCGGCCTCGGGCTGCTCGGCCTGGTCGCCAGGCGCAAAGCATAGCGGGGCCTGCCCCCCACTATCCCACGCGGCCCGCGGTCGTCGACTCCCAGCACCCTGCCGGAAAGTTGGCGCCACAACCGCGGGCCGTGCGGGTTAAATAAAAAAACCCGGCGCTGTCGAAGCGCCGGGCTGCAGTCCCCCTGGCCGGTTGTGGCGTATCCGGCGTTGAAGGCTACTCGGTGTGTTCTTTCATCAGCCGATCGAAGGCCGTGGTGTTTTGCGTGTCGCCCAGGTAGTTGAGAAACCTGGCGGCTGTCTCATCGACCGGGCGCTCGCCGTTGGCCCACTTTCGTGAGGTGCGCGGGTCGACCCCGAGCACTTTCGCCGCGGCGGCCTGGGTGAGCTCGAGGCGCTCGATCGCGGCGCGGTATTGGTTCCTGGTCATTGGCTGTTACTCACAACATCGGCACCCATCCAGAGGCACGGCTCGGATGATGCCGTCGGCGTTACGCAGACGTTTTTGCCGCTGCGCTGTTCGATCCGCACCACGGTGCCCTCGGGCAGCGTCGGGAAGCACTCGCCGGCGCGTTGCAGCTGCGGAATAATATTGAGGTGCTTGGCGAGCGCCTGGTCGATCCGCGCCAGGCTTTCGACGTGCCGGCACCTAAAATCGATCCCGGTAATGGTGTGCTCGGCTGCCGCCGGCGGTTGATCCTGGTTTTTCACCTGCGGCGTCGGCGTCACGTGATTGATGCTAATTAAGATCGCTGCACCGAGCAGCAAAAGGGCGCCGGTTCTCATTGGCCTTCTCCCATCTTTTCCGAAATGAAGAGCCGCGCATCGCTGCCTTCCTCGATCGCGGCGGCGAGATCGGCAAAGAGCGGTTGCTTGTCGAGCAGCATGCCGTATCGCTCCTGGCCGCGGTAACTCGCAAACTTTTCCAGGGCCTCGGCCAGCTTGGCCTGCAGCTCGGGGGTGGCACTCGCTACCAATTCCTCGAGGGCGTTGGTTAGTGCGTGGCGCGTTTGCGTCAGTCGGGTCGCTTGCGTCATGGTGTTTTCTTTCCTGGTGGTGGTCGGCTTTAAGAGCCGACCTTTATGCGGGCGTGGCCTTTGGCGACCGCATACTTGATCGCCATCTTTTTGGCCTCGGCGTAGGAGCCGGTGTGCCAGAAGGGCTCGGACTCGCCGTCGAAGAAGAAGGCCCATTGTCCGGTGCCGCGCGGCTTTTTGCCGTGGGAGAATTCGTACTCGGTGGTGCTGACTTCCATTTTGTTTTTCTTTCTTTAGTTGGCCGCGATCCATTCGCGGGTGAGTTGGATGTTTTCGGTGGAGGGCGAGAGCCGGTTGTAAATCTTGCCGGCGACGTACCAGCGGAGTTGCCGGCCTGTTCCGAGCTGCCCGCGCGTCTTGATGATGCGGGCGGTGCGCTTTCCGGCTGGCGTGAAGTCCGCCGCCGTTTCGATCACCGTGGTTGCTCTTGTTTCCATGCCCGTACACATAGGCCCGCGGGGCCTATCAGTCAATTTCGTAGTTGGCGGCCTTTGAGCAACTAAATGAGGCCCCCTGGGCCTAGAGCAATAAAAGTACGCAGCCCTGGCCGCCTGGCCGGGGCTTTTCTTTGGGAGATCCCGAAATGCGGAACCTGGCCTGTCTGCTCCTGGTGGCCGTCCTGGCGCTGCCGGGTGGTGGCGCCCTGGCGCGCCATCGCACCCATGTCGTCATCCACAAACGTCCGCCGGTGGTCGCCACCCAGCCGGCGGCGTTGCCGGTCGCAATCATTCCGCCGCTCGCGCTGTTCTATGACCTGGCGCGCCGCACCGACTGCCGCGGCGACGTGCTCGGCATGGGCGGCGCCGGCTTTGAGGCGCAGCCGCAAACGGGAAACTTTTTGATCCCCGCGATCTATCGCAGCGAGTGCCAGGCGCAGCCGCGCCGGCGGTGATGTCGCTCAATCAATCCGTGCTGCTCATCGCGCTCGCGGTTGCAGCTTGCGTGGTGCTCGGCGTGTGGCTGTCGGGCGTCGGTGATTGTTGCTGAAAGGAAAACCCATGAAGCACGCGCGCCAAGTCGAACCGCCGGATGATGACGAGTCCTACGAAGATTTCATGGACCGTTGCACCGACGAGCTCGACGACGATGCCTGTCAGATAATGTGGGACGAGCGCGCTGCCAAAGGCATCGTGCACAAGACGCACGCCGCTGCCGTCGCCGGCATGGAATTTGTGATGTCGGATGAGACGACCGACCGCATGGATGACGTCATCCTGTCGGACGGCTGGCAGCTCGAAAACTTTAAGAAAAACCCGATCGCGCTGTTCGGCCACCGCTCGGATTTTCCAATCGGCAAATGGGCCAATTTGCGCGTTGAGAATAAGCAGCTGCGCGGCCACCTCGAGTTGGCGCCGGCGGGCACCTCCGAGCGCATCGACGAAATTCGCCGGCTGATCGAGGCGGGGATCCTGCGCGCGGTGTCGGTCGGTTTCCGCCCGCTCGAGCGCGCGCCGATCGACGAGAAGGCCGACGAGTTTTGGGGCCCATTCAAATTCATCAAGCAGGAGCTCGTAGAGACTTCGCTTGTGTCGGTGCCGGCCAATCCGAACGCGCTGGCCGTCGCAAAGTCACTCAAGATTTCACCCGAAACGCAGCAACTCGTTTTTGCCGGGCATGGCAGACGAAACGAGATGCAGCGGCGCGGGCTCACCGGCGGGCATGCCGATCGTAAAGCTGAAAACCGAAAGGGCACGACGATGTCGTTAGCTCAACGCATTACCGATGCGGAGAAGCGATTGCTTGAGAAAAAGGACAAGCTCGCGGCTTTGCATTCTGAAATTGGCGACGGCGACTATACCGATGACCGGTTGGATACCATCGGCAAAGCCAACGCCGAAATCGCGCACGACGAGAAGATCCTCGGCGCGCTGCGCGACTCCGAGCGCTCGCTCGCTATGAGCAGCGATGCCGGCGGTCGCTCGATCATGCCGGCGCATGCCGCCAAGGCCAATGGGTCGACGGCCCTGGTCAATCCGCCGCGACCGTTCAACGTCGCAGCCAAGAAGCTGTCGCCGCTCGATCTCTTGTGCCGGGCGGGCGCCATCCAGGTGGTGGCACATCGTGATCGCAAACCGGTCGACGATATTCGCCGCATGGTCTATGGCGATGACGAGCCAACGCGGGCGGTGCTCGATTGGCAAATGAAGGCGGCCAGTGCACCGGCCATGACTACGGTGGTCGGCTGGGCTGCCGAGCTGGTGCAGCAGATCGTCGTCGACTTCATGGCGACGCTCTATCCGAAGTCGATCTATCCTCGCTTCTCGGCGCTGGGGCTCAACCTCAGCTTTGGGCGCAACGGCAAGATCATCATCCCGACCAGGTCGCGCACGCCGACGATTGCGGGCTCGTTTGTCGGTGAAGGTTTACCGATCCCGGTTCGTCAGGGTGCCTTCACGTCGCAGAGCTTGCTGCCGAAGAAGATGGCGGTCATCACCACCTGGACGCGGGAGATCGACGAGCATTCGATCCCGGCGATCGAGGGCTTGCTGCGTGATGCCATCCAGACCGATACGGCGATTGCGCTCGACAGCGTCCTGATCGACACGAACCCGGCGACCGTCATTCGGCCCGCCGGCATTCTCAACGGTGTAGCCGGCCTGACCCCGACCGCCGGCGGCGGCTTTGCCGCCCTGGTCGGTGATATCAAGCAGCTCACCGGCGCGCTGCTCACTGGCACGCTCGGCAACGTCCGAAATCCGGTGTGGTTGATGAATCCGCAGCAGGTGAATTCGATCGGCCTGGTGGCCGCTCCTGGTGCGGGCGTGTTCCCATTCCGCGAGGAAATCGGCATGGGCCGCCTCGGCGGCTGGCCGGTGATCGACTCAGGGACCGTGCCACTCGGCACGGTGATCGTTTGCGATGCTGCCGACTTTGTCAGCGTCACCGGTGAAGGGCCGCGGTTCGAGATTTCGGACCAGGCGACCCTGCACATGGAAGATACCGCGCCGACCGATATCAGCACTGCTGGCACGCCGCCCGTTGCTGCCTATCCGGCCAAGTCGATGTTCCAAACCGACTCGATGGCGCTGCGCCTCATCATGCCGATCAACTGGACATTGCGCCGCCCTGGCGTCGTGGCCTGGGCCGCCGGCGTGACCTGGTGATCTGATACGGGCCGGCGCCTCGGCGCCGGCTCGCCCTACGCATCTCCCGCTAATTCCCCCTAATGCCCCCAGGAGAAAGTCCCATGACCGAGCAAACAGCCGACCAGGCTGCCAAGCAGCAAACCGAGGCGGTGAAAAAGCACGCCGACGACACCAGGAAGAAACTTGCCGACGAGCGCGCCGCGCGCGAAAAGGCGAGCAAAGAAGGCGCCAAGGCGGCGGGCGAAGTGAAGCCAACGCCTACGCAGGAGGAAAATGATCTGGCCGCATCCGGTGTGCATGTGGCGGAACACGAGGATGACGGCAGCGGGCCTGATCCGACTTCGGCGCAGGCGAAGGAAGCCAAGCAATCCGAAGCCAAGCCTGCGGCCAAGGGCGGTTATGCGACCAGGACATCGAACCCCGCATGAGCGTGGGCGGTTTTTTGTCGCGCGTTGCGGGCCGGCTCATTGGTAAGAGCGAAGGCGATTACCGAGCTGGCCCGTACTATTTGCCGATCACCGGCGGGTGGCTCCCCGCCGGC